TCTTCTACTTTGGGGTCCTGAGTCTCAGGGAGATTTCCAACGCTGGCTCCAACTTGGGGGACTCTGGAATTTTGTGGCGCTCCACGGTGCCTTCGCCCTGATTGGTTTCATGCTACGTCAGTTTGAACTTGCACGTCTCATTGGTATCCGTCCTTACAATGCAATTGCTTTTTCGGGTCCTATTGCCGTATTTGTTAGTGTATTTCTCATCTACCCTCTTGGACAATCCAGTTGGTTCTTTGCGCCATCGTTTGGCGTTGCGGCGATCTTTAGATTCCTACTTTTTCTACAAGGTTTCCACAACTGGACACTCAACCCCTTCCATATGATGGGAGTTGCTGGTATACTTGGAGGAGCACTACTGTCTGCTATCCACGGTGTAACAGTTGAGAACACGCTCTATGAAGATGGAGAACAAGCAAATACCTTTAAGGCTTTCGATTCTACGCAGGAAGAGGAGACTTACTCAATGGTTACGGCGAACCGCTTCTGGTCTCAGATTTTCGGTATTGCCTTTTCTAACAAGCGGTGGCTTCATTTCTTTATGCTTTTTGTTCCTGTCATGGGTCTGTGGACATCTAGCATTGGGATTATTGGTCTTGCTCTCAATCTACGTGCTTATGATTTCGTGAGTCAGGAGATCCGTGCATCGGAAGACCCTGAGTTCGAAACGTTCTATACTAAGAACATTCTACTCAACGAAGGTCTACGTGCTTGGATGGCACCAGTGGATCAACCGCATGAACAGTTTGTATTTCCTGAAGAAGTCTTGCCAAGAGGCAACGCTTTGTGATAGACTGAGGGTCAACCGACCCTCTTTTTTTATGATCGGAAATCTAGAACCCGAAGAAAACGTCATGGACGAACTGAAAGCAAAACGAAAAGCGATGGCAGTTTGCAACCAAGGTGCAGTCGAACAACTGTATGATGCGATTGCAAAGTTGGGATGGGACTGCTACGATGATGTTACCGTCGAAATTGGAGGTACGTCTGTCTCAGGTATTGACGTTGGTGAAGAGTACAACAAGAAGTGGCAATCACCTCTTGGAACTCGAAAGTACAACAAAGATGCTTTCATTATTATCAAGAACCAAGGTCGTCGCGACCTAACTAAGTCTCAACCTTTCGAAGAAGGTGCGTTCAAACCAGCACATCCATACAGTGCTGAAAAATAAAAATTTATAGATAAAAATATATGTCCTCAGAAACAATGAAAATTTTTCTAGACACTGCTGAAGTTTCAGAGATCGTTGAAGCATATCAGACTGGTCTAATTGATGGTGTAACCACCAACCCAACTCTCATTTTGAGAAGTGGTAGATCTTTATATGATGTCGCAAAGGAAATTGCTACCGAATGTCCAAATCTTGAGAGCATCTCAACTGAAGTAGTTGCAGAAACTGCTGATGAGATGATCCGTCAAGCAGAAGAATTTATTCCAATCGGTCCAGCAAAGATCACGATCAAAGTCCCCTGTACTGTTGAGGGACTTAAGGCATGTAAGTATCTGACTACAGAAGGTTCTAAGGTCAACGTGACCTTGGTCTTCAGTGTTGCACAAGCAATCTTATGTGCAAAGGCAGGTGCGACCTATGTTTCTCCTTTCCTAGGACGTTGGAGAGACAACTCTATTGATGAGATTGAACTCATCAAGAACATGCGTAAGGTCTATGGAAACGATTGGAGGAAGGGTACTCCAAACATCCTTGCTGCATCTATTCGTGATATCAGGCAAGCAGAACAGGCAGCGATCTACGGAGCAGATGTCTGTACGATGCCACCAAAGGTATTCTGGAAGATGTATAACAACATCCTTACCGACAAAGGTTTGGATCTATTTCAAAAAGATTGGAACGAGGCATTATTGGAAAAATGAATTTTACTGTTTATTCAAAGAGTGGGTGCCCATACTGTGTTAAAGTAAAAGAGGTTCTAGGTAGGTTGGGTTATTCCTACACTACCTACACTCTTGGGTCTGACTTCACCAGAGAAGGATTCTATTCTATCTTTGGTGAGGGATCCACTTTCCCGCAAGTTCTATGCGACGGCAAAAATTTAGGAGGTTGTGTTGACACCATCAAGTATCTCAGAGAGAACCAACTCGTGTGACATGGACGACTGGGAACTCCTCTATGACGTAGAGAAAGCGATCGATCATGCCTTTGATGGTCGATTCGTTCTCAAGTTCTATGACTACCTGAAGGCACGAGGTGCCCGTAAGGTGGACGCAGACGCCTTCATAGAGAGTTCTACCGCCACGGAGATCAATCTACTAGTGCTCGACCTAGAAGACTATCTGGAGGGCGGCACAGACAGCGCACATAAGCAACTACGTGAGGGGTATGGACACATCCCCAAACCACAAGCAAGAAAAATAAAAAATTACCTTTACGGAATACTTGAAGACGCTTGGAAGTATAGTCATGACAAGAGAAGAGGAAGACGAAAAAAGAGCACTAAATAAATCAGACATTCAGATAAATCGCGGATTTGAACTGATGATCCGCGATCATACCAAGAGGGAGGTAAAACCAAGTAGATCATTTGGGATTAACTTAGCGAAAACCCTCACTCTGTTCTCTAGGGAATTCGGTTTTTCGTTTAGTTTATCCTTCAGTAGTAAAAAGAACTAGAGGGTATCAACTATGGAAACTGCATTCCTTATTACTTTTTGTCTAATGTTTACCTTGTTATTTTTCCTGGTTGGAGGTATAATTGGGTGGATTTACCGAGAACACAGAATGAACATGTATCCCGAATTCTCTGGTGCTCTGCATCCAGAAATGTTCGATCAAAATGGTAATCTCTTACCAGATGAAATTTTAGCAGTGAGATTTGAAAACGATTATGACTACGAAGACGAAGAAGATTGAAACTCTTCAACCGAATGCATTTCAGCATGAGATCTTGGCGTTAGCATCCAAACAAAGGAGTAACGCCAAGAAAGTTGAGGTACTGAAACAATATCGTAATCCCGCATTGGTTACGATTATGATTATGAACTTTGATGAGAGTATCGAGTCTGTTCTACCCCCAGGAGACGTTCCTTTAGACTTCGATGACACCGATGGCACTGGTGGAAACACCAGTGAACTCATCAATAGTAAAGCGAGAAACTCTGGTGAGAAATCTGGTTACTATGGGGCAGGTGATTTCCAGGAAGAGAAATCTAAAACCTCAATCCGTAACGAGTTTAAAACATTCTATAATTTCTGCAAAGGTGGTAACGACAGGATTACCCAACTCAAGAAAGAGTCTATGTTCATTAATCTCTTGAGAGGACTTCATCCACTAGAAGCAGAACTAATGTGTTTGGTAAAAGATAAAAGACTATCTGAAAAGTATAAGATCTCTTTCGCGAATGTCGAACAAGCATTTCCAGACATCACATGGGGAGGACGCTCTTGACCAAGGTTAAAATTCTCAATCAAAACTGTGATCCAACACAGGCAAAAGACACAACGCTACCTTACAGTTGTTACCTCGTAGAGTATAAGGTAAACGGTGAGTCTTGCTTCGACCTAGTGGTTTCCAGCAAGCAAGTAGATATCTTTGATCATTACTATGATCAGTATGGTAAAGACTTTGTTGGATTCACCCAATCCGAAGGAAGGATCAATCCAAAACTATGGGGTAACACATGCCCTGAATCTAAGAAAAAGAAATGAGCGGATTTAATTCTTCGGACTTCATCAATCATGATGAGGTCCATAAACTGTTGAAAAAATATAAGAAAACTAAAAAGTATATGAAGTCGTCCTTGTATGCCGTAAAGGTTATGGACGGAACAGAAACTTATGTCAAAGGATTGCTCGAAGACGAACAATCTTAAGATAACTTAAAACTGTATCACAAAATACACAACTACTTGACTACATAGAACATAAGGTCTACAATAGACCTACGTTCATCCAATGTTTAGTATCTTACTGGCATTGACCCTTGCCCATCATGATGACGCTAATCCTTACGGTTGGCACATGTCTTGTGAAAGGTTCTTACAGAGACGATTAGAGATCCAAGCAGATCCCAATATTGACCTTCGGTCGAAGTTGGGTCTAATAGGGTACCTTAAGTCAAAAGTAGAAGGTCAATGTGAAGGTACATATACATAGGACGCAAGTAAGTCGCGGAACGGAGCGTTCATCCCATGTTTGACCTACTATTTTATTCTGGTATTCTTTGTCCTGATGCCGATGCTATCATGCTTCGGATTCAAAATCATGAGGGACTAAAACCAAAGGTTAAAATAGAATTAGTAGAGACCGTAAAGGAAGCTACTCCAGAATGTTCATGGGACGCAAACGACTGAAGGAACGGGGAACACGGATCCACCGCAAGGTGAGAAGGTTAATTTTTCCATTCTATTCAGGTAACGACAAATGAACACCCTACAAATCATCAAGAAGCAGATCAAAAAAGCATCTGCACTTCACGATGCTAGAATTTCCCACACCGCATATCGTGGTGTTGAGTACAATACTAATTGTACTGAGCGTAAGGATACCCATGGTACCTTCTGCTATCGCGGTCACGTCTACGCTAAGTGAGGATATTATGCAAGCACTACAAGTAGTATCATTAGGTTCTATCTTTAGCATTGCATTTCTTGGTTTACTCTATGGGGAACTCACTCTTTTACACAAGAGGTGAGACATGCTGAAGATCAGATTATATTATGATCTTCCAGCACATGACCCCATAAAACACGATCCCGATAAGACGTTTGCCTTATTAACATATCGTGGAGTACATTATGCCAAATGGGTTGATTTAAAATCCAGAGGCATCACAAGTTGGAACGTATTCAAGAGAGGGTAACAAACCCTCTCTTTTTTTGTCTTTATGTAACAAATTTACAAATGTTAGTGAATTAACACAAACTTGTATAGATAGAACAGAATTAGGAAGAGAACGATGAAATAAACCTCTGAACTACATCATCTTTTATCATGCGTTAATATTGCAAGTTGGAGGCAACATCATGCACAATATACTATCAAGAGCTCAATTCGATGAGTGGCGACACTTTGAGAATACAATGGATGAACTGGAGGCGGAAAACCAAAAGATCAACGATTACTATGAGTGTTTGATAGAGTGCGATTCTTTAAACCAAAATGAATGTAAGCGAATATGTAAGAGACTCTTAGTTTAAACCCAAACCAAACCTAATACTACTTCGAGGGGCTTGACGCCCCTCTTTTTTTGTATTATAATTAGCTTTGTCAGCGTTCATGAGATGAGTAGAGACAAGCTTCTAAGCCTTCTGAGTTTATTAGAACATACTATTAGTGAGATAAGAAAGGAACTTACTGAAGAAGAACTCATAGATGAATCAGTATTTGAATCAAGTCCTGTACCTCTTGACGATTATGACGAAGTGTTCTATGATGAAGAGGACTAATGTATGAAGATTTTGATAGTTTCGAATTAGCATTACAGCACTTTGGAACTAAAGTTAGTTTCTCCATTGCTATGGAGATGGGAGGTAGGATCAATGCAGAAGCATCCTATCAAATTATCAAGAGTGAATTGAAAGCACTCAAGAAAGCACGTAAAAAGTTCAAGAAGAAAAACGCATGACTGTACGATTGATCAGTGTTACTCCTGATGCGGAGAAGACTATGGGTTATGTTGCTCGTGTGAGCAATCCAAATAACCAAGAGAATCCAAAGGTAGCAGGACTTCTTAAGTATTGTGTGAATCATCAACACTGGTCTGTGTTTGAACAAGCATTCATGACTCTTGAGATTGAGACTACTAGAGGACTAGCGGCTCAGTGCCTTCGCCACCGTTCGTTCACATATCAAGAATTTTCACAACGCTATGCAGATTCATCTCTGCTTGCTGATGAGATTCCTATGATCGATCTTCGTCGTCAGGATACGAAGAATCGTCAGAACTCTATTGATGATATTGATCCTTTTGTCAAACAAGAATTTGAAATCAAGATCAAAAAGCATTTCGAAGAAGGCATGAAACTATATAAAGAAATGCTTGAAGCTAACATCGCCAAGGAATGTTCAAGGTTTGTCCTCCCTCTTGCCACTCCTACTAGGATTTACATGTCTGGGTCTTGCCGTTCTTGGATTCACTATATCCAACTTCGCTCGGCAAATGGGACGCAGAAAGAGCACATGGATATTGCAGAGGAATGCAAAAAGATTTTTGTAGAGCAATTCCCAACTGTATCCGAAGCCCTAGAATGGGCATGATAAATAATTAATCCCCCCTTCTGAATTTTTTTATATGGCATCATTTCCTATTATTAACAAAGTGACTGGTGAGAAAAAAGTGATCAATAAAAGCGTTCACGATATCCAACAGTGGTACGAGGATAATCCTGAATGGC